CAGCTTCTAGATTTAGTTTAGTATCAACAGACACCAGACACTTACTTATTTTTGGCACAGAAACAACAATTGGAAATACAGCTACACAAGATGATTTACTATTTAGATTTTCAGACAGAGAAGATGCAACAGATTACACTCCTGTTGCCACAAATGAAGCCGGGTCATTAAGAATAACAGATGGATCTAGAATAGTTGGCGCTGTTAAATCTACGGGTCAAATACTAGTTTGGACAGACACCTCATTACACGGTATTCAATTTGTTGGCACTCCTTTTACATTTGGTCTAAGACAGCTTGGCGCAAACGCTGGTTTAATTGCTCAACATGCAGCCATAGAAGTAAATGGTAAGGCTTATTGGATGTCTGATAATGCTTTTTATTTATACGATGGTGTTGTCAAAAAAATGCCATGTTCAGTGCAAGATTATGTATTTGATGATTTAAGTTACACAAATAAAAATGATATTGCAGTTGGTTTAAATACAGCTTTTAACGAAATAATTTGGTATTATCCCTCAGCTAACGCTACACAAATAGACAGAGCTGTTGCTTACAATTATTTAGAAGGCACTTGGTACACAATAAATCTTGCAAGAACTACATGGTTAGGTGCATATGTGTATGAAAAACCAATAGCAACAGAATATAGTTCGTCTGCAACTGCAAATGCATCAACTATACTTGGTTTAACTGCCGGAGCTTCTTCAATATTTGAACATGAGTCTGGTAATAATCAAGCGGACGGCACTGCGATTACAGCTTTCTTAGAGACAGGTTCCGTAGAGATAGCAGACGGTGACCAACTTATGTCAGTAAGTAAATTAGTGCCTGATTTTGATAATCTTACAAACACTATGACAGCCAGGTTGACACTTGAACAATACCCTCAATCAACAGCAAACGTGCAGACTACTGGATCTATAACTAGCACTACCGAAAAAATAAGTGTGCGAGGAAGAGGTAGGGCTGTTAAAATTAGATACACAACAAACACTGTAGATGATACAGCATGGAGACTTGGTTCACAAAAATTAGAGATAAGACCAGATGGAAGAAGATAATGGCTAAAATTAATATAACTAGATTACCAAACGCTACACAAGAATACGATCCTGGTCAGTTTGACCAAATGATAAGATTATTAGAACAAATAGTATTTTTGTTAAATACTAACTTTCAACAAGATATAAAAGAAGAACAAGAACAGGAGACATTTTTCTTTGGCTAATACATTTAAAGGACCAATGTTAGATGTCACCACGACAGATTTAACAACTTTAATAACTGTGCCGACAGCTAATCCAGGTGCAACACCTCCTGTTATGCCAACAACAATAATAATTAAATCTTTAATTGTTTGTAACGACTCTGGTAGTGCTACACTTCTTGATGTGCAAACACTTAGAAGTTCTGCAACATTTAAACAGTTTCATCAAAAAAATATAGCTGCAGGAGCAACGGTAGATTTATTAAATCAACACGATGGCATTACTG